ATCTGGGACGATTTGGGAAAAAAACAGAACAAAATGGGAAAAAAACGGGACGATTTGGGAAAAAGTCGGGAATTTTTGATAAAAATATGTGTTATGATAATAACATAGAGTTTTATCAAAGCCCCTCAAAACTTTTGAAAAATAAAAAATCATATAAAAAACCTCTTGACAATTTAACGCGTTAATGATATTGTATTATTAACGCGTTAGGAGGTGATATATTTGGTATTCGACCAAAACGAATACATGAAGAATCGTCGAAAAAACAAGAAAACATTTAGTGTTTTAATAGAACAAGAAAAAATGGAAAAATTTGAGCAAAAATTAAAGATAACAAGTAAAACAAAATCACAATGGCTCAATGAAAAAATCGACGAAGAATTAAAAAAATAAAAAAATAAGAGTTTCGTCGCACCCTCAGAAAGTATAACGAAACTCTAGCACCAAACAAGGTACATAAATATTATAGCACTGTGTACCTCTGTTTGGCAAACAAAAAATTTGAAAAATGGAGGTTTTTTATTATGAAAACACTTGACAACTTTGTTGCTACAAAGTATAATGATTGTAGCGACAAAGAAAGGAAGTGAGAAGATGTCGCCATTACAAAAAGGCTCAAAACTTACTAACAATCCAAAAGATACAATGCTTAGAGTTCGCATAGATAAAGAAACAGTTAACAAGTTAAATTTTATTTCAGAACATTTAAAGTTAAGTAAATCAGAGATTGTTAGAAATGGTATTGATGAGCAATATAATAAACTAAAAAAATAAAGGAAAGACAGCCCCTACCAAAGTTCGTCAATCCTTTATTGTCTGAAAGATTTCTCTTTCTGTAAATATTATACTACAGTTAGGGACTTCTTTCAATACCCAAAATTAGAAAGGAGTTTTTTTATTATGAAAATGTTATATGAATTAAACGAAAGAGTAGAGCAGATAAATTACATAAAAGAATGTACAAAAAATTTAAAAGGAACGTTGGAAATATGTGGTGGAGCATATGTCTTTGCTAAAGACGAATTGACAGCAAAGCAGTCTATAAAGGGAACAATGATAATATTACAAGAATATTGCGAATTTTTATGTGAAAATATTTCAGAACTACAAAATGATATGAAGGCATTATTAGAAGATTTGCGAAAAATAGCAGATAAAGATAAGGCAGGTGAAACAGTATGAACGAATTAACAGTAATAAAACAACAGGAACTACTTGGAAAACCATTTACATTGTATGGCGATTTTGAAAATCCATTGTTTTTAGCAAAAGAAGTTGCAGAATGGATTGAACATAGCAACCCAAGAATGATGTTACAAACCGTTGATGATGATGAAAAGGTATGCGTAAACAATCCTTACGCATTAAAAGGACAAAAAGAACAATGGTTTTTAACTGAAGATGGAGTATATGAAGTTTTAATGCAGAGTAGGAAGCCTATTGCAAAGCAATTTAAAAAAGAAGTTAAAGCTGTTTTAAAATCCATTAGAAAACATGGTGCATACATGACAGCGGAAAAAATAGAAGAAGTTTTGACAAATCCAGATATGATTATTCAATTAGCTACAAAGCTAAAACAAGAAAGAGCAGAAAAAGAAAAACTCAAAACAGAAAATTTACAACAAAAGCAACTGATTGGAGAGTTGAAACCAAAAGCAGACTATACAGATATGATATTGCAAAGTAAAGAACTTGTAACAATTACACAGATTGCTAAAGATTATGGTATGAGTGGAGGGAAATTCAATAAGATATTACATAAATTCAATGTGCAGTATAAGCAAAATGGTCAATGGCTATTGTATTCTAAACATCAGGCAAAAGGTTATACCCATTCTGAAACAATTCATTTTAATCATTCAGATGGTAGTCCAGATACAAAAATGATTACAAAATGGACACAAAAAGGCAGATTGTTTTTATATAAACTATTAAAAGAAAATGATATATTGCCAGTGATTGAACGAAATATTGCAGCATAACAAAAAAGAAAAGGGTACTCGAAAGAGTGCCTTTTTTGTTGCGTTGCAATAGAAAAGTAATTTTTTCAATTCAAACAAATAAGGAAATGAGGTGGTGGATATGTAATGCCAAAGGCAAAAAATCCAGATTGTGAGAAAGCAGAAAAGTTATTTGTAGAAAGCGAAGGAATGCTGACATTAAAGGATATTGCAGAACAATTAAATGTTTCGGAGGGAACGGTTCGTTCCTGGAAAAATCGTTATAAATGGGAGCAAAAAAAGAGTGAAACGTTGCAAACAAATGATAAAAAAGATTGCAACGTTGCAAACGAATATAGAAAAAGAGGAGCAAAAAAAGGGAATCAAAATGCTGTAGGACATGGTGCGCCTAAGGGAAACAAAAATAATTACAGACATGGTATTTATGAGAAAATGCTTTTTACATTTTTATCGGAAGAACAGCAGGAGTTTTTTTTACAGCATGAAATTGATGAAATAGCAGAATGTAAAAATATGATAAAGTTTTGTGATTTGCAGATATTCAAATTTATGGAAAAAATAAAAGAATTGGAGCAGAAATCAGGCGGGCTTGTGGTGTCTGGCGTGAGTAAAAAAAAGGTTACAGTACTTGGTAAGAAACAAAATGCGTCTGGTATGGAGCAAGTAACTACAAATACAGTAGCAGTACATGAATTGATACTCAAATACAACAATGAAATAGAAAAGGCAAAAAAGCAAAAAATGAAATGTTTGGAGATACTTAAAAAATATAAAGAAATACAAAAACAGCAACAGACAGAAGGAAGCAAGGCAGAAATGGCAGATATGATTATAGAAGCATACAAGCAGAGAATAGGGGAATTTCAATGATTGATACAGAAGCAATACTTTATTATGCAGAACACCCTGTTGCATTTGTACAAGATATCATAAAAGCAGAACCTGATAGAGAACAATCAAAAATATTGCAAAGTGTGGCAAAAAATCAAATGACTACTGTAAGAAGTGGACACGGTGTAGGGAAAAGCACTGTAGAAGCATGGGCAGTAATATGGTTTATGATGACAAGACCATTTCCCAAAATACCATGCACAGCACCAACACAACATCAATTATTTGATATTCTTTGGGCAGAAGTGAGCAAATGGATAAGGAATAATGCTATTTTACAAAAAGAATTGATATGGACAAAAGAAAAGGTTTATATGAGAGGATATCCAGAAGAATGGTTTGCAGTAGCAAGAACAGCAAGCAAGCCAGACGCTTTACAGGGATTTCATGCTAATGATGTGTTATATATTATTGATGAGGCAAGTGGTGTAGATGATAAAATATTTGAACCTGTACTTGGCTCTCTTTCAACATCTGGCGCAAGACTTTTGATGTGCGGAAATCCAACACAATTATCAGGCTTTTTTTATGATAGCCATAATAAAAATAGAGCAAGTTATACAACATTTCATATTGACGGCAGAAAAAGCAGCAGAGTATCTCAAGAGTTTGTTCAAACAATTATTAATATGTATGGTGAGGATAGTGATGTATTTCGGGTACGTGTTGCTGGAGATTTTCCATTACAAGAGGATGATATTTTTATACCTCTTTCACTTGTTGAAAATTCCATTATGACAGAGTTTTCTGCTCCAAAACAACCACACCTCATACATATTGGAGCTGATATTGCCAGATTTGGAGATGATAAAACAGTAATAGGTTATAAAATAGACGAAAAAGTAGCATTTTATAAAAAGCGTCAAGGACAAGATACTATGAAAACAGCAGACGATATTATATTATTAGGAGAGCAATTAGTACAAAGATATCAGCTAAAAGAGCCAATAGCTGTAAAAATAGATGATGGTGGTGTTGGGGGAGGAGTCGTTGACCGTTTAAGACAAATCAAAAGGAATCAGCCAGAACGATTTTGGTGGCTTGAAATTTATCCTGTGAAATTTGGACAGCGTATTAAACACAAACATTACTATGATAGTACCACTTATATGATGGCGGTAGTGAAAAAATTATTACAACATTATGATGAACAAGGAAATCAAAAAGCAATAGAGTTAATACTTCCAGATGATGATGATATGGTAGCACAATTAAGCGGACGAAAATATGCTATTACAGAAAATAGTAAAATCAAAATAGAAAGTAAAAAAGATATGAAAAAAAGAGGTAGACCTTCACCAGATGAAGCAGATTGTATATTACTTCTTTGCTTGCCTGTCAAACCGCCTAAAAAAAGAGAGGTGAGAAAAAATGTCTAAAACCAAAAAGAATATGCAGTTTAGAGTGGTAACACAACAATTTCAAAAAGCAGATATTCCTTTACAGCTTACAGAACAACAAATTTATCATGCTGGAGATTGGATAACGCCACATAACAATATGATAGGATTGCGGAATTTAGTCAAAAATAGTGCGATACTTCCGCAATGTATCAGAGCATATAAAAATAATATTGCAGGTTTTGGTATTGGTGTCAGATATATGGAAGATAAACAAGAAACGGCTGAAATGGCAGAAGAATTTGAAAAAGCAACAGAAATCATAGAACTTTTGAATATGGAACAAGATACCAAAGAAGTTTTTGAGGATATTATAGAAGCAAGAGAAACATATGGTATTGCTTATATTGAAGTGATACGAAATATAGCAGGAGAAGTAGTAC